CCATCTGGTTTGATCTTCTGCCTGCTTGGCATCACGTGTGCTTTCTGTGCGGCGCCACGCTGTGGCCAGCACAGCTTGGTCATAACTGCAGTTGTGTGCTACGAAGTAGGTCGCGTGGTCCCAGTTGAGCATGTCCTTGATTTCCTTGACACATTGATCCCAATAAGGTTGATCTTTGATCATCCTTGGGCCAATGTTGTTCTTGGCGCTGGCTGCCGGTGGGATGCCATTGCGTGCGTTGAACAGGCGGTCGCGGACCACCCAACCATCTCTATCGTTGAACCGCGCAGCAGCTAGTTCAACTATCTCGGCCTGTTCGGCCAAGAGATTGGTGGTTTCGGTGTCCAAAACTGTGACTGATTTTAGGAATTCTCTTGTGCTCATGCTGTGAATATAGCATGCTCAGCAGCCGCTGTCTACCATTATTGTATGAAGAACGTGTATTGATTGTAGTACTGGAACTGCAGATAATAGGCATTTTGAGTATTATCAATATTGCTGATATTCAACCAGTAGGCAGGTATGTCTCCGTCGCCCAGCTGGTTCACGTTGAGAGGCATGCTGGCCTGTGCTGGCTTGACCTGGTCCCTGGGCAGCGTGTCTGCATAGTAGCATACCGTGCAGCCTAACCCGTTGAGATTTATGCGATTGCCTGGCAATCCTGGAGGTATCACGTTGATGCCGTTGGGATTGATGCTGAGCCACATGAGCAGCGTGCCCTGCTGCTGGCTCCAGTAGAGGCTCTGGTTGCCAGTGACCACGCACTGCTGCCAATCTGGTGCCAAGCGCATGGGCCAGCAATCGGTCTGGCTGGCCGGCAGGGTATATTGGTTGGTAGGGCTGTAGTCCTGCCGTATGTTCACGCCCGGCTGTGTGATGGGTAATGGATAGTATACCATGCAGATATTTATGGGCTAAATATCCAAGATCAATCTGGCGAGTGCTCATGAGCGTTTATTCCTATCCCGTAGTAGACATACAGGGTCCAACAGGTCCCACAGGTCCTCTTGGTGGTCCCACGGGTCCAGCTGGCACAGCTGCCAACACTGGCGCTACGGGCCCTACTGGTTACACTGGTCCAACCGGACCAGCAGGCAACGACGGCAACGCTACCAACACAGGCGCTACTGGACCAACAGGACTGCGCGGTGCTACTGGTGTGCCTGGTTCTGCTACCAACACGGGTGCGACTGGACCAACAGGTCCAACCGGTCACACGGGAGCAGCAGGCACAGCAGCCAGCACAGGCGCCACAGGACGCACTGGCCCCACTGGTCACACGGGAGCTACAGGACACACTGGTGCTGCCAGCACGGTGACAGGTCCCACGGGTCCCAATGGTGGACCGACAGGACCCAGCGGCAACACGGGCAACACCGGCGCTACTGGACCAACTGGACCCAGCATCACTGGTCCCACTGGGACCACAGGGCCCACCGGCAGCAGCCTGCCCAGCATCAACACTGCCAACGTGACCACTGCCAGCTTGGCCAACGGAGCCAACGCTCACGTGTTCGTCAGTGGTTTCACAGCTTACGGGCTACTGGCCATACAGACCAGCGCGGCAGCCTGGGTGCGAGTCTATTCAAGCAATGCTGCTGTAACAGCAGACCAATCCAGGACCCAGGGCACTGATCCCACACCGGGCAGCGGTGTGATCGCGGAAGTGATCAACACAGGAGCCAACCTGCAGATCATATCACCTGGCAGCTTGGGTTTCAGCAGCGAGAACCCACCAGCTACCAACATACCTATTTCCATAACCAACAACAGCGGCAGCACGTTGGCCATCACGGTCACGCTGACGCTGATACAATTAGCAGCATGATGATAGACATGGCAACGCAAATGGCATACAATGTAGTCTGGAGTGACAGTCGATGGTAACAGCGATACCAGCCACAGGTACAGCTATCAAGATGGGTGGCGTGTATGCTGCTTATACCAGCCCGGGTACGTATCCACCCGGAGGCACCAACGTGAGCCTCAATGCCATGCTGGGCGTGGCCAAGAGCGGCCTGCGCACGGCAGGACAGATCACACCTCTCAGTGCTACCTTTGGTGGCATGACTGGTCCTTTCAGTTACTTCTAACATCTTGACCTTGTGCGGTCTGCAGCTTACAATCTGGTGAGTCAGATCGGAGATTACCATGGACATCGCACGCACAAGAGCGCTGCTGGACGCTATTCCAGTGCGCACAGAATATGAGTTTCGCAATTTTGAGATTGAATCTCAGGGCAGCTGGCACAGGCAGATGCGCTATGTGCTGTCACAGAAGGAACAGCTGACTGATCAGCTGGAGAGTACCACCGCACAGATTGAGCTGGAGCAGTATCTGGTCAGCAACATCAAGGATACCAAGGAGCGCGAGTTCCGCCAGCGCATCACGGACGCAGAAGTCAACGGGCTGCTGCGCACCAAGAAGAACCTGGAACAGAAGCTGGCACAGATTGACGCATACCTGCAGACCTACGACGACAGCGAGCTGGATGACGTGGCACGCGGTCTTGAACAGGCAGAGAGCGATCACTGGAGCGAGATACTGGGGCGCGAAGTGGGTGTAGAAGTGCTTAGCGACAAGCAGAGCAGCAAGAAGAGCCTCATGCAGCTGAGCATGCTGCCGCTGGCTGACTACAAGAAGAGCGTGATCATAACCAACCAGTTTGCCAACTTCCTCAAGAAGACGGCAGAACAGGCAGAGAACAGCGTGCTGCCCAACAGGCCAGCCAGCATGCCAACTGCTTCTCCCGAGCCACGTGTAGAAGTCACGCAGGATGCCATCGCTGAGATGGCCACGTTGCGCGATGCGGTTATCGACGCCAGCACAGCTGCTGACGAAGACGAGAAGAAAAAGAAAAAAAAGAAGAAGAAATAACGCATGTCAGGCATGATGCGCAGAGCGTTGGGTCGCGGTAACAGCGTGAAAGTCAGCGTCTGCGTGCCCTGCCGAGACACGGTGCATGCAGCGTTTGCATTTGATCTGGCCAAGATGCTGCAGCACTGCCAGGCCATGAACATAGAAGCAGTGCCACACTTCAGCATAGGCACGCTGATCGTGAACCAGAGAGATCAGTTGGCTGACATGGCACTGCAAGCTGGCAGCAGCCATGTATTGTGGTTGGACAGCGACATGATGTTCCCTGTGGACACGGTGCAGCGGCTGCTGCACCATCAGGTTCCCATAGTGGCAGGCAACTATGTGACTCGCCAGTATCCACACAAGACCGTTGCCTACACTCAGCTGCACGATTGGCGCAGCTACGTGATCAACAGCAACAAGCCTGATCTGATCAAGGTAGCAGCAGTGGGCATGGGCTGCATGATGGTCAACACCGACGTGATACGCAGCATGAGCAAGCCGCGATTCCAGACCACCTACGTGCCCGAGACCAACGATCACATGGGCGAGGATTTCTATTTCTGCCAACAGGCACAGCAGCTGGGCTATGACGTGTTGATAGATGATCAGCTCAGCAGCGAACTGCAGCATCTGGGCACAGTGGCATTCAACCACAACATGGTGAAACCAGGGCTGCTCTAGGTTAAATACTGCCAGAGGCAGCGATGACTTTCCAGATATTTGCAGAGACCATACCACCACTGTATCAAACAGTGAACATGTACACCGCTCCTGGTGGCAGCAACAGTGGAGTGCAGGGCACGCTGTTGATGGTTAACCAAGGCAATGCCGAGGTCAACGCAGGCAACATTGACGCTGACTATGGCCGCGACAGCGATTTCGTTCGTGTGGGTATCAGCAACAGCGTGGTGCTAGCGCAGGACGGATATCTCATGTATGACACGCTGATGCCGCCCTATCACATGGCTCAGCTGCAGAGCATCTGCATACCCACCGGTGGTAGCTTGTTTGTCTACAGCCAGAAGAGCCAGACCAGCTTCGTGTTCACTGGCACCACTATCTCAGTCTAGCTGACTTCCTTGCCATCGCTGTAGAATTCTAAAAGTCCCAACCGCATGATGAAAGGGCTGCGCCTGTTCTTGCGCTTCATCTTCATCACGAAACCAGTTGGCATCTCTACCTCTAGCTCAGCTAGTTCCTTGCGTATTATAACGCCTTTGACGCGCCTGTCACTGTCGCTGCATTCTATGTACACGCGATTCTTCTGAGGCTTTTGCTTGATCATCATGCCAATCTCCTCCAGCAGTGTGCGGTCAGAGATATCAGAACTGTAAATTCCAACGCAACATAGCGATGCCATCTGGTGCAGCTTTGGCATTGCCTTCCGGCTGCAGCCTCATGCCTGCTGCCACGGTCAGTTTGTTACCCTGTGAAAAGCTATTGGTCCAATAGGCCTGTATGTCAGTTTCCGTACCTGTTCCCACCAAGTTAAGCTTCTGCTGCTGATAGCTGATGTTGCCATCCATGTCGCGGCTCACGGGCATGTTAAGCGCAGCTGTGCCGTTGACCGTGTGGTTGGGCAAGCTGACTACCAGACCCAGGCGATCATTTTCTACCCACACGCCGGTCCTGCTGAAGCCAACAGCAGCGCTGAACAGCGTCATGTCGCTCATGCTGCTGATCAAGCTGTTGACGCCGCTGAGCCTGCTATAGCCAATGCTGCTGCTGGCATCAAGCGCAAACCCTTGTCCAAGGTTCCAAGTGTGATCCAGTGCCATGAACACCGTGTCTGCTCCCGTGGCCATGCTGGCACCAGCTGATACCT